CTGAGTCGTTGAAACTGTGTTTTGACCGCCGCCACCGCCGAAGCACATAGTTAAACTCCCGTGGCGAATAAACCGCCAACTGTAATCAATCCAAGTTTATTCATAATACCGGCCTTTTCTAGGGCATCTTCTTTACTGAAAACACCTACGATTAAAGGCAGGCTTTTTTCTTTTGCGTAATCTTTCGCAGCTTCTATTAAAATTCCAGCTACACCTTTTTTCCTATACTTTGGCAAAACGTAAAACCAACCGTCTGTCAGGTATTCTGCATCAGAATACCAAGGCGATGTTTTATTGAGTCCTATAGTGCCGATTAACTTTCCATCATCTTCTACAATAAACACAGCTTCTCTTATGTTAAATAATACCCACTTCATACCTTTCTCTAAGTTGAGGTTAGACGCACTTAAAACTCCCATGTCATGCTCTGGCACAAAATTTTGTACAACAAAATCAACTACATTTTTGAAATCTTTTTGGCCATCTGTTAATTTCCTAACTCTCATTATGTTGGCATTATCCTTGACAAGTTAATAGGAGCGGGTTGTCTCCCTCCGCTTCTTGCAGACCTTACGTTAGCCGCTATTTCATCCAGTATATCTGCTCCAGCCTGAGAGCTACCATCCCCCAAACCAGACACAACATCAGCAGCGACAATATATTCGTCTGGGGAAACGGCTATATCCTGCTGTTCTCCGATAACGCCCATCACCTCATCGTCCATTCCGCCACCCGTTCCTACAATCATACCCTCTGTCTGAGCTTCTGGATTGCCAGCTATTGATTTAAGAACCGCATCCCTCAACGCCTGAAACGCCTCTGCCCCATACTCTGCAATGAACTGCTCGATAATCGCATCTGAATCTTCAAGGTTCCCCTTGATCGCCTCAATCGTCATGTCAACCAGTTCTGGGTAATCTGTTTCAACGGGTTCTTCCACAAAGGTTTCTTCCACCAACTCTTCAGACATTTGAGGCTCTATTGCAATATCCGCAATACCACCGGCTTGTAAATGTACCGGCCCGAATGAAGTCATGAACTGTCTGGCTCCTACTCGACCTCCGCCAGCAACTCCAAGCGCTCCCAGCTCGATATCATCACCAATGGAACCGGCCATCTCATAAAAAGCCTCAACGGTCGCCAGAGGAACATTCAATGCAGAGGACACGGTCTCGGCAGCAACATTACCGGCTATTGCGTCAGCCGAAAAACCCACAGCTTGTTCCTGAGTATAAGGCGGCTCGCCATAATTGGTCGCAACATAGTCACGAATATTCTGTTCCTGCGTTTCCCTATTCTCGTATTCTGCTGTGGCATAAGCAGCCTCCAGCGTTCCACCCTCGTCACCGATATAAGACGTACCCGTCCAAGCACCAGTTTCAGGAGTCACGCCCGCCCGCACGGATGTGGTATCACCAATTATGGTATCTACCTGTCCTTGAGTCACTGTCGGGACAGTGGCTGCACCCGCAATCGTACTTGTATCAATCGCCCTATTGTATGTGTCGCCAGCTTTAGCGGCGCTTATCTCATCCAAATAAGCTAGAACATCAACCTCACTCATATCATAGTAACCAGCTATCTGCCCGGCAGATGCACCCCCGTCCATATAAAGATTCCAAACCGCGTCAATCTCCGCTTCAGAATAATCACCATCCACATCGCTGACTGCCGTTATTTCGTTGAGAGCTGCTTCCCACGCCGGGATTCCAGCTCCAGCAGTATCCGTGGTGGTTGTGGTAGTAGTAGTTGGTGTAGTAGTAGTTGGTGTAGTAGTAGTTGGTGTGGTCGTAGTTGGTGTGGTCGTAGTTGGTGTGGTCGTAGTTGGTGTGGTCGTAGTTGGTGTTGTAGTAGTCGGTGTAGTAGTAGTCGGTGTAGTAGTAGTTGGTGTGGTCGTAGTTGGTGTGGTCGTAGTGGTGGTGTCAGCGGCTGCCTTGATGGCGTTGTAATACCCCATCAATTCTGTAAGGGGTATGCCGTAGTAGGCAGCTATCTGTTCCCTGTCAGCTCCAGAATCAATAAGGCCCATAATGGCATCGATTTCAGTCTGAGAGTAATCCTGATCTCTGGGGGTGGTGGTGATTCCGCGGAGAGTGCCGGATAACTTAATGTAGTCGTATTCCCTCATTAAATCTACAAGGGATATGCCGTAGTAGTCAGCTATCTGTTGCCTGTCAGCCCCTGAATCAATGAGACTGACAACAGCATCGATTTCTTGCTGAGAATAATCGCCATCCACCTCACCGGGGGGCGTTATTGCGTTCAGAGCCAACTCCCACGCTGGCGTTGCATCATCTCCGCTAAAGATATCTGTTATATCCGCAGCGGTTCCCGGTGTAATAGTGGTAGCGCCCACAGTGGTCACAGGTACTCCAGCGTCAACATTACTAATACCACCCGTTACTCCACTGAACTGGCTAGTAATATCGTCGTAACTCGAAAGAGGGCGACCATCGGCTGATAAACCAACCGAATCGTAATACGCATCTAACTGTTCTGGAGTTAAACCATACAGCCCCGCTAACCTATCCGATGCTCCAGAACCGAACAAGTCCAAGCTGCGGTCAAGCTCTGGATCATCCACCTGAGTGAAGAAATCGAACTCTTTTTCAAAACCATGCCGGTAATCAGAAGGAGCCTGTTGCTCAAACTTACCACGCAGGAAGGACTGTTGCTCTGCCCCTGAACCGGCTACTGTATCTATAAAATACTCACCCGTATCCGGGTCTATCCGCGTAGTGGCAGTAGGGGTGTAGTCCCCCCTTCCCAATGACGATGCCGACCATGCCGCCGGATCACCACTGTCATCCTCGAAATCGCCACCACCGTTATAACCCACTCTGCCGCCTACGGCTGACGTAAACGGATTCTGGTAAGGATTTGTCCCCCGAGTCCTAGATGCCATCTCCCGTGCGTTATGTAGGATACCCTCGAACCTGCGGTTCTTAGCAGCTTGATCTCGTAAACCGCCCTTTCGCAAATCCTCCATGAATTCCTGTTGTTCTACGTTTGCCCTCGTACCTGCTCCCAGTGCGATAGGAAGAGCAGCCATTGGGTTTTTCAGTTGTTGGCCCATTCCTGCCAAGCCTCCCGGTTCAAACATTGCTCCTGCTCTTTGTCCGGGGGTTAAGTCTGCTCTAGCCGCATCTAGCGCAAATTGCTGGCTCCCTACAAAATTTTGAGCGCTTCCCATCTGATTAGCCGCATCCAAGTACGCCGACTGTTCCGCAGAAAAAGGTGTAGAAAAAGCCTCTGGGCCTGCGGTATATCCGGCCACGGGATTCCCACCCATAAGGGCAGACCCTAAATCTGGAGCAGTCTGAGCGCCTAAATCCAACCCTGCCGCAGCTAAGTCGGTAGTAGCCTGCGAGGCTAATCCTTGAGCAGCCTCCACATTAGCTAATTCAGAGGCTACTTCAGGGATCACATCTGTTGCACCCTGAAGCAGCTTACCTAAACCAAACCCAGTAACACCACTTATCAATCCTTTCTCGAAAGAACCGCTTTCTGCCCATGTTGCAAGACCAGCACCCAAGGCACTGCCCCAAGCAGCACCACCAGCCAAACTACCTCCCAACACGCTCCCTAGAATGGGCGCTAGGAAAGGCAGGAAGGCTTCAGGCTGCCCAGTAACAGGATTTATGGTTAGCTCACCTGTGGGGGACATAGATGCCAAGCCACGCACCTCAGCAGGGTTCATGTGGACGAGCGTACTGTCCCCGAACCTGCCGTAATCCGATAACTGGTTTGCCGTTCTCTGTAATGGCGGCTGCATATTCATAGTTATATCCTAACTTGTTTCCACACCGAAAAGATTAAAACTCATGCCGGTTCCCCCAGCATAAATTTTAACCACATCAGCTTGATTAAGAGTCATTCCTATAATAATTGCCAGCGAATCATTGGCTGGCACTTCTTTGTCATAGTAAAGGTATTGCTTGTCATCAGCTCCCGCTCCGGCAACATGTACGCTCACACGAAAGGTCTCTGCCGAGCCGTTCCGGTTACACGCCACCAGAGAGCTGACAGTCGTTAAATTAAGGTCAGGCACAGTGTAAAGCGCTTCGATGGTGGTCGCCGCGGCATCAAGCTGTCCCAGTACCTTGATCGCATCAGCCATTGACTGCCCCCATCAGCAAAAACTGAAATCGTTTAAGGGCCAACGACTCTTCTTTGCCAACCTTCTGGGTAACTTCAGTAAAATTATCCTGCACAGTGGCGAAAGAACGCTCAAGCGTTCTTCTCATTGTCAGTTCATTCTGGAAGTCATAAGCCGTGTTGGCTGTCGGCAAGACTACTGAGTTGGTTTTTTGTGCCATTAGCGCCTCCCGTCTGGTCTGACATCAAACCTCATCTGTCCCAGCGTCCAACCATAACCTGTTCCGGTACTGGCTACCCTGACAATAGATTCCCGTGTTCTGGCTCGGATGAACGACTGGCTTGAAGTCGAGGTCACCGTAGAGGTCGCCAGTGTGCTACTTGAATTCAAGGGGAAATCTTTTCCCTTGAAAGTAACCGTCATCGAAGCGCTGCCAGTAGCGCCACGAAATTCAAAGTCTGGAATCATCCGATTCACGAACATAAACTGCTCGCCATCACCCATTTCGATACCACCCGATTCGATATAGGCGTTCATGGCTGAACCATCGTCGTCATAACCGGACTCGTGGTTATACAGATAATTCTCATTTGCCGACACTATATTAGTGGCGGCAATGGGGTAGGTTCTGGTGTTGGCTGATATCCACGCAGCCCTCTCCAGAGTGCCTATTGCCCACGAATCCTCCAGATAATTATAGGAAACATAATTGGTGCATTCGGTGTTACCACTGCCAATGGGATAGAACCAGTAAATTTCTGAAAAATCGACACTGGCCGTAGCGAAAATCTTGTATTCCTGAGCCGTATTTATATTGCTGAAAACGTAGTCAAGCACTGTACACTTGAGTCTCTGTACCGAACCGTTATAGAAATAGAAACCCCCTCTGTCCATGAAAAACACCATATCACCCGCGTTAGTGGCCGCATTCGGTGACACCATCGACAAACCTTCGTTCACCACATCAAACTCGTAGGTAAAAGGCGCTCCAGAAAACCGCATCGAGTGAATACTGTTATTGGTGAAGATCAGTATTTCCTGCCGTGTTTTAATTGCGCCGATGATATAGGAGCCAGCAGTAAGCGTTACTCCGCCAGAAGTATTGGTAGAGGTAGGAGTCCAATCAAAAGGACTCTCCTGATCTGACCAGCGCACAAACAACGGATCAAGGATTGCGCTTCCAATAGGGTTAGACCCAAAACAAATCGTGTGGCGATCCGTATCTGACACCATAACCTGCAACGCCAGAGTTGGAGGACTCACTGCTCCTGACTTGTCAACAAGAGCAATAGCTCTGGTTCCGGTTCCTACACTCTCGTCCCAATAGTAGATACCACCACCCCGAACACAAAAGATAAGATCATTGCCGAAAGTGTCCTGACTCCAGAGCCGGAGCTGGTTACCAGCCCCAATAGGCGTTGAACCACCCCAGCTCGAACTACCCCATGTGCCTGCACCGAACCCCGATGCCGCAACATAGGTGTTTAGCCCTGTGTTGATCTGGTATTCCCCGACAACAGCAGCACCACCATTGCCGGTATCGCTCGCGTTAGCCGTTACCGTAACCCCTAGAGTGTTTTTCGCCGTAATCGTGTATATGTTTGCGGTAGAAATAGAGGCGATCTGATATTCCTGATTCAGTACCACAGCGGTAATGTTTCCTCCCAAGGAAACAGCACCTGAATAGGTCACAAAATCGTTAACCACCGCCCCATGATTCGTGTTAGTAACCGTGAGAGTTGACGAGCTTGTGGATGCGGCGAAAGTAACCGCTCCGGCAACGGTGGTACTGCGTATCGGGGTGACATCATTAAAACCGTCACCGACACTCACATAAAACTTCAGGGTCGTTCCCACCCCAAGATAATCGATGGCCGATTGGGCCACCCAGTCCAGCAATGAACGGCATACCCCCAAGAAAGCGTTAACGGAATATTTGGCCCATCCGCCAATCTGCTCGGGTCTGCCCTTACGGAAACGAATCTTGTCGGCATCATACCAACCGCTACCAGCAGTTAGCTGAGTTCCCTCCCGATTAACACCCGGTTCAAATTCGTACTTAACTAACATCTACGATTACCCTTGACCTGTTAATGATATGAGCCTTCTTGGTATCCTGTTTGCTTTGACCATACTCCACGGCATGGTGATTATCTAAGAGTGCTTTGCATAACCACTTTCTGCCTGTCTTAAAGTCTCCCAAGTAGCGCCCGTATTTGCCTTTTTCCTTGGTCTTGATAATCGCTGTTGAGCCAACGGGGATGAAGTTCTCGACAAATCTCTTTGCCGCAAACCCAAACGCTTTCTCCTGCTTATCTCTAGTACGACATTCGGGTGTATCAATTCCGACAAGACGAATACGCTGGCTGCGAATCCAGCAATCAAAACCCAAATCAATATCAACATCGACGGTATCTCCATCAATAATTTTTATGACAATACACGTAAATATATAAGGATCAGACATAAGTATTTGTCTTAATCATATCGGTAACCTCTAAGGCCCGACCTTTAACCTGCTTGGCCCAGCGACTATCCAGAAATTCCGTGGCAGCTTCATTGTGGGAACCATTCTCCATATGGGCAATAGCTTTCTTAAACCCAGCAAACCGAAACCTGCCAAGATTAAAGTGCATGTTAATGATCGCGTCACGCCTAGCGCCTTCTTCCATGTCGTTGAACCAAACATATTCCTCACTTAACTCTTTGATCGTGCGCTCAATGTCGTTCTGGAGCATGTATTCGATTTCGTCATCACTAATACCTAGTCCGTAATGCTCTTCACTTTTACTGATATTTCTCCCGCAGCCAATAGTGAGGATTCCAAGGCTATCTCGGTAAGCGTGGGTTTTTGTCCCTTCATGCCTTTTAAGGGTGGCGATCAATTTCTCCATACTGTTTTTTTCCATTATTAGCTGCACTAACGAAGAATGTATGGAGTGCGTCGGTGCTGGCGACCAGCCCCACGCAAACAAAATTAGAACTCGCAGAATCGCCATGATTCAGCCAGAAATTTCGACATTTTCAGTCACAAACTTCTGCCAAGGTGGCCCAGTCTTGAGCCGTCCATTGGGATGTATCCACAGTTGCTGGGACTTCCACGGTAATCCCACTGACACTGCCACCGAATACCCCTGCTGTGGCAGAGGACTCCCCCTTTAAACAGGCGAACGCATTGTCACCCTCCGTCACCGCGAGGGCTTCAA